TTTGTTTGTTAAACTGATGAAGTTATACAAAAAATTTGACTACTGCCACTGTATTGATGTCGTTGGATTTGATACAAAAATTTTTGCTGAGCTGATGTGGTTGTGTGCCATTTTTAGATATTCTTGTTTTAAGACTGAACTCAGAAATGGGTCCACCTGGAACAAAGTATTTAATTATTATCGCGACTGTATCAATTCTGCATTAATATTACTTAACGGCCTTTGTGTTCTCATGCAAATGGGAAATCCCTCAGGCCAATACAATACTACATTCGATAACACTTTTGTGCTGAATATTCTTATTCTATGTTGCTACTTGCTAAATGGAGGTCCAATTGATCTCTGGAATTCTGACAACGTGGAAATTTTTCTCTACGGAGATGACTCGGTGATTTTCTATAATGAAAAGCTTGAGAAGTATTTAAACAAAGACGCTATAACGCGAGCATTTGCAGTTATGGAGTTTGAGATTGAATTTTCGAAAAACTTGGAGTTTTTAGGGCATTATTGTCGATTTTCCCCAGAGATGAATATCCATGTGGGAGTTCTGGATACGAACAGATTAATTAGTTCGATTTATTATGGTCCTGAAAAATGGAACATAAACTCTGTTTGGCAGAGAGCTTGTGGAATTCGAATTGAAGCTTACACAAATCCCGAAGCTTTTAAAATTTGCGATTCTTATTGCCAGTGGCTTTTATTTAATTTCCCAAATTCTTTCGAGGATAGGGAAATGTATTTAAGCGATTCACAACTTATTTTTCTTTACACAAGATGTTCTTTTACGACGGAGAAATCTTCGTTTTTGAAATCTTTGTCAACAGTTCGCAAACAATCAATGGATGCAAACACTGTGAAGAAAACCAAACGCAAGTTAAAAAAGAAGAAGGCTAAATTAAAGAAACAGCTCGCTGTTACTGGACAAAACATGTCAGTCATGACTCTCGCCCGATCAAAAGGTTCGTTGTTACCATTAAACAACAATAACGCTCCACCAGGATTTCGAAATGTTAGAAGACGCTATCAGATCTCTATGCCTGGCGAAGAGGCCCGCACAATTAAAACTCGTACGCTTGGAGAGGCGTATTGCTTATCTTTAATAGCAAATAAATACTACTCTGAAAGATATCCAGATTCCTATCCAAGGAAGACCTGTGTGATAACATCGTGCTTTGAGATGGACATAACAGCCTATTTTGATGCTACGCCAAACTCAGGGAGGTATGCTTTTTGCATGCAACCCATTGTCGGTGACGTCTCCCAAACATCACACGCCCAAATGCTGCTTGTGAACACAACTGCTGGTTGGCCTGTCAACCCAGGAACATACGTGTTCACAACGGCTAGCGGTGTTGATTTGCGCATCGATCCTTTCTTTGATCTGCTAGCTATTGGTAGCCCCGGAAGCATAACAACTGTTGCCGTGGGACCACAAACAAATTTTTGGAACGCAGGAGTGATGAACATTTTAACGAGTGCTTCATTTGGATTAATTGTCCCAGCAGTGGGGAATTGGTCTGCTCCAACTGTGAACCAAGATAAAATACTACTACCGCCTGGTATGTATGAAATAACCGCGGCTCTTTTGTACGCGGCTAACGTAACAGGCGCGCCAACTTTGACCATTACTAGCGCATCAGGGTTAGGATCTGTAACTTTGATTGTCAACGCCACAAATTCAGGCACAGGCACTTTCTTAATGTGCAATGAGACGTGGGTTGTTTCAGTTTTTCCAGGGGATTCACTTCTCTTTAATTGGAATACCACGCTCGAATCATTGACTGCTCAGTCAATGCTCTCTATCACCAGAATCTATGCTCCAACTGTTAACACCTTTCTGGGCAACGGATTAGCTGTGAACATCAGGCCAACTGCAATGACCACACTTTTCTCTAATAGGATTAGTGCTGTTAACGCGGGCGGCTCGGTGGCTTGCTCCTTTTCTGAAGGCCAGTTAGTGGCTAATAACTTTATGCTTAATCAAGCAAACCAATCAGAGGGAAGTTTGGCATTTGTTGAAAATGTCGCTCTGCAAGATGATAGTTATCAAGGTCCTCACACCAATGGCGCTTTTGCCTGGTGGAATTACACTGATCCTACTCAATCTAAGCTCACTGATATTGCATCGTCCAATGCTACAAACTTTCCTGTCCATTTCTTTGCTGGTCAAGCAATCAACTCGAGCGCGCCACTGGGGTCAAGCTCAGTGGTCGGTCATGTTGAATGTTATCGTACCTATGAAATCGAACAATCTCGGGAATTTATCGCCGACGGAATGAACGATGGTGGGGGCTCAGCAGAAATTGACTTTGTCAATAACTGCGTGAAGAAACGCCCTCATTGTTGCGAAAATCCTGACCACCTTAAGTTAAT